ATACAATATAATTCATGTTAGAAGATGTAATATTTGGTGACATCGCTGCTGGAGTACTTATTGCACTTGCATTAGGTATAGGTGGTGTAATAATGGGGTTCTTTAGAAAAATTTCCAAAACACAGGCAGATTTATGCACAAAAGTGACTAACTTGGAAAAAGCCCTTGTTATTTTATGTACGGCTTTAGACAGGCAGACAAACAGGCTTCATACTGGACTTGATAGTGATTTACAAGACCTCGTGCGTAAGATAATATCAGATAAAGAATAACTTTATATAATTGAACTCTGCGATGGATAATATGGTAGACCCAACATTACTTGTAGTAGGAGCAGCAATAACAGGAGCTGGATTAAATACTCTGAGAGGATATTTACACACAGACAGTCCTTACTCTGCTAAAAAACTAGCTGGAGCACTAATCATATCTACATTCGCTGCAATAGCCATAGCACAAACTATAGCCGTTGATTCAGTAGGATTGGTAGGATTAGCACTAATAGGACTTACAACTGGTTTCGCTACTGACTTTGCCGTAAGTAAGGCAAAAAAAGATGACGAATAAATAAGTACATCTTCTATTCTTTTTTTTTAATCTTTAAATATAGCTGTTTATTATATATCTTGTATGACAAGGATTGGAACTTTAGTAACCAAATCTCTGACGGTCTTAGATTCTACAGATGAGAACAGATTTTTCGAGGGATACCTCACAGTTGAAATGAAGGATAAACAGGGTGAAATAACAGTAGTTGACGAATTATACAAAGTTCTTCCAATATGGGTTGATAGGGGAGCACCTATTACAGATACACATTCTAACAGGGTAATTGGTAAAGGAATCAATTTTGCAAAGACTACAGTAACAGATGGTGGTGTAACATATCCTGCAATTAAAATAACGGGTAAGATTCATAAGAACTATGAACTGGATACAGATATTTGGGAGAAGATTAAATCAGGAGAGTATAAAGGACTTTCATTTGGTGGAGCAACTAAAGCAAACAGAGTCCCAAAAGTAATGAAGGACGGAGATATTGCATATGCACTTACAGATTTGGAACATTATGAAGTTGCAGTATGTAGAGACCCTGCAGTTCCATTGGCACTAATCACTGATTATAATACACTTGCAAAGGCGACAGTTCCATCAGAACCTAGAGGTGATGGTAAAGAAGTAATCAAATGTGATAAGTTTGGCTGCTATGTAACACAATCTGAAGGTAAAGATGAACCAGAATATCATGATGAATCAAATCTTAATAAAGAGCCAACTGATAAAGATGAAAAATTCTTTAAAGAACAGAAAATAGGTGAGACTGTAACATATCCTAACTCAAAAACACCATATGATAAAAAACGAACATGGTATAAAGTAGGTGGAGTTGAAAAAGGTGGTGAAGATTGGTCTAACGCAGACATTATTCCTGCAACAGTAACCAATACTGTATCACAAAGTACACAGACTGCAAAGCCAGTTAAGATGGATAAGAAAGTAGGCGTACCTGAAAGTGAGGGTGGATTAAAAATGAACGTGACACCATTAGAAGGTGGAATTAAACCACCAAGCGAAACTAACAAAGAGTTTCCAGCAGGTACAGGTGGTGGAGTTAGAGCACATATTGATGATGCGTCAAACCAAGACAATCCAAAAGATCAGACAGCACAAGTAAGTGAAAAAATTGAAAGGATACATAAATCAGATGTTAACAAAGTGATAGGAGCAATATTAGCAGGTGCACAAAGAATTGAGAAGAAAGATAGTTGGGATAAAGAAGAAAGAAGTGGATTTAAAGAGAGAATGCAAAGAACTGTACATGCTGCTAGTATACATGGAGATGAAGAGCAACAAGCACTAGGAACTAAACAGGGTAAAGATGAGGAAAGAGCAATTAGTGGTGGTAAGGTAGCACCATCAAGAACTGTTACAATATCAGGAGATGGTAAAAAGGTAAAAAACCCAAAACATGAAGTCATGATAGATTTATTACATGAATTAAAAGCATTAAGTGAATCGACAAAATCAGCATTAGGAGCATTAGGTTGGGGTAAATTAAACCGAGATGGTACAAAACAGAAACTGAGAAAAAAACAACCAAAACTTGATGACTTTACTGAGGAAAAAAAGAAATTTGGTCATACAACTGAAGAGGGAAATATACAGTTAGGTAATCCATCAATACCAAAAGAGTTAAAAGAAAAACTAATCAGTTCATTAGGTGCACAAAACAAAGAAAATATAGCTACAATAGATACTAAACGGGTAGACAAATCTAATTACTGTCCATCATGTGGACAGAAAAGAACAGAACAGTCAAAAAGAGATTACCCAGAAACAGATAAACCTCATGCTCTATGTCCATCATGCGATCAGAAAAAGAGAATAGCAGAACGAGATGCAAAAGATGATGCAAAGATGGAAGGAATAGTATCAGGTATACATAGAGGTTTGTCTGCTGGAGGACAAAAAGTTACTCGTTTTAGTAGTGGTAAAGCCCCTAAGACTTATAATAACTAGGAAATCTTTATATACCCTTTATATAAAACATAGGTAAGAACATGGTCAACGAAGACAATTCTAACGAACAAGTTGAAGCTACACAAGTCGCCAAAAGCGATGATGCAGTTCAACGAGTTGAAACAGAAAAATCTTTCCAAGAAACTGTAAAATCAGGTTTCGACACATTAACAGATGTTGTTCAGTCTATTGCTGAATCACAAAAGACAACGCAAGAAGTCTTAGGTGGATTAGATAACAGATTGAAAGCACTGGAGACACCATCAGACTTGCCACTTACCCCAAAAGGTACAGCAGCAGGAGACGATGTTGGAGCAAAGGTAACTGTCCCAAGAGATCCATATCCACAAGGCACACAAGCTGGACTGGACGATGATCGAAATGGTGAAGGTAAACCAGCTTCTGACAAAGGTGGTCTCAAAATGCAGAAGAAATCAGACGATACAGAATTAATTGAGAAAGCCGAGCACACATTTAGCACCGAAACACCTCGACCAAATGCAGCACTAGAAACTGTTGATAAATCCATAAAGGATACATCAATGATTTTGAAAGATGCACGAGCCGAAGGTTTTGAGGGTCTATCTACTGTCGCAAGGAACATTCTTAATGGAAAGTATTACGTGCCTTCAGACGATGAAGTAAGAGGTTTCTAAAATGGTTCAAATCAAAACAATCGATGAACTAGAAGCACTCTATTATGGACACAATCGCAACCTTCTAAGAAAAGCAGACGCTCCTGTAACTACTTCGACAACTGGTACATTTAATGCCATTTTCGGAGCATACGCATGGGCACAACTCAACCTTGAAGCCAATGCCTTTGGTATATTACCAAAGTATCCTTGGGACAAATCTGGTTGGAGGGTTATCACAGCTAAACCAGTCCTGAATACCACAAACGCTAACACAGTGTTAGGTGGTACTGCAGAAGGTGGTTTAATCGCAGAGACAATAAAACCAACACTCCAAGAAATTGATGTACGACCAAAGACAGCACAACTGCCTTTCAGTGCATCAGAAGTTATGGAATGGTTGGCAACACACTCTAAAGATGATATTTGGGGAGGCTTAGGCTCACTCAGACTATTCATGGCTGTACAACACAAAGAGTTCATTAATAGAATGTTACTAGCAGATGTTGAAGCCGAAGCAGCAAGTGCAAGTGGAGCAAACACTGGTACTAAAGACTTCGAGACACTAGACCGAATCGTTTCAAGCAGTGCAGAAGAAGGAGTAACAGGTGGTTCACAAAGTGGACTATATGATCCTTGGGCTGCAAATGCAACTATCGATAGAGATAGTTCAACAACCTTTGACTCTACAGTAGAGTCAGCGTCAGGCACTATCGGAACAAACGGAGTACTCACTGATGATACACTAAGAACTTTCCTACGAAAGATTCGTATCGCAGCAGGTAAAGATCCAAACGTTTTCCTAGGTTCTCACGAAGTTTATTCTGAAATACAAGGGCTATACATGCCTTCTGTCCGTATTCCAAATCCATACGGTGAAGCATTAGTACAAGTCGATGTAAACGGAATTCAAACATTCAAGGGAACTGGAGTCGGCATTCATGTCGACAGTATTTATGGAATACCATTCATTCCATCAAAAGATGCACCAAGCAATTCAGCCGACTCAGATGAGATCGGAAGATTATTTGCATTGGACACCTCAGATGCTGAAGGATATGGTTATCCAAGAATAGGAATTCAGATCGCAATACCAACCGAGTATTACGAAGCAACTCGAAGAACACCAGCCTATCCATTCGTAAACAACGCCTTTGTAGAAAAGGGAGTTTACAGAACAATGGGAGAGACTGTATGCAGACACTTCAAATCACAAGGTAAGATTAGAGATATTAAACTTTAGTCAAACCAAAATCTTTTTT